TTAATCTTGTATTGCTTGATTTGTGTCTTTCCTTATAGGCATGGGAGGAGCTTCTTTATATGGAAAATAGTATTATATGTGTGGTAGTTGTAACTATTATAATTGTAATAATGGCACGCTTTCAGTTAGATGTAACGCCTATGTATCTTTTGTCAGAGCAAAATGCAGGACAGAAATACAAATACCGGATAATGTTTAAATTACAAAGCTGTAAAGATATCGAACTGTTTTTTTATTCAGATGCATTATATAAAAGTATATCGGCATTTTTTACTGCAAGGTGTATAGAAAAACATAGAGAATATTACAGATTTAGGTATCAGGGTAAAGTATACACGATTCCAAAAGAAGAAGTTGAGGAAGTCGAATTTGTAGGATCCTGGAATATTGGATGGTGGTAGGAAGAAAGCTGGTTATTGCGGTGTGGTAACTGTAGCTGTGATCATATGGCTGTTGGAAAGGGGCGATGAAATGAGTATTTTAGATGTTGTAGTAATAGCAATAGCTGCTGATTTTGTTATCGGGATTATATGTTTTTGTTTAGAAGAAAGTGATGTTATTGAAGATGGAGATACGGTATCGAGAGTAGTACAAAATATTTTTAATTTGGTATTGGTTGGATGGTATGTATCTGTAGATATGGGATGGATATAAACTGTGGGCGGTGATGATATGAGTGTTTTAATGATTACAATCATAGCAATAATTGTTAATTTTGTTATTGGAATTATTGCTGGTTTGATTAGTAAAGATGGGTGCGTGGCGATTGGAGCAGCAATTATTGCAGATTTAATCCTGATTGCAGTGTATGCGCTTTAATAAGCAATGAGATGGATATAAATTATGGGCGGTGATGATATGGATTTAACAACAGGCATTGTATTTGGTGAGGATTATTACGGCGATGAAGTAAATGAACTTGCAGTTGCTTCATTTAACTATGTGAAACAGGACATAGCGGATGTCAAAAAACGATACATGAGTTTAGGGTTCCATCTTCATGAGATGGAGATGCGCAGATACCATGAAGAGTTAGGATATGACAATTTCTATGAGTGTATCGAAAAGAACTTCCATATGGATAAATCCGCAGTATCGCGTGTGATTGCGGTATGGAAGGAATTTTGCTCAAAAGACAACTCAAATTCCGGGAAGGTGTGGATCGATGACAGATATGAGAAATATTCCTATTCCCAGTTGGTGGAAATGCTGCCATTAAAGGAAAAGGAACGTTTCAAGGTCAATGCTGATATGACAGTGTCGCAGATTAGGAACTATAAGAGGTCATTAAAAGAAAAAGCGAAAGAACAGAAAAGTTTGACGGACGCTTTAAATACCTTAGATACTTTGGTACAGACATCGAAAAAGAAAAAATCTGTTGCGACGTCGCAATCAGTTCCGGAGAAAAAGGTACTGCCGTATGAGAGAGGCTGCATTACTGGTAAAAGTCCAAGCGGAACCTGTGTGTGCTGTGGCTGTGGCGAAACAGTAGAATGCTGTGCTGACTGTGAGATAGACTGTAATGGAAGATGCGGATGGATCGAAGATAAAGAACCTGTTATAACACAGCCGGAACTTCCTGTCATGAAGAACATGACGCAGAGAGAAGAGTTTATAAACAGTTATAAGTCCTGGAACATTTGGTGTAGAAATGAGTGCACAGAAGAAACATTTTATCGCTATGATCTGCCGGATGGCTATGCAATCGTGGTAAAGAATTATCCGTACTATATAGAATGGACGAAAGAAGAAAGTGAAACAGAAGAATATTATCTTCTTGATTCTGGATATCGTCATTTTGCAGATTGTAAAACAAATATGACAGTGTTAAAAGAGCATTTGAAGAATATGAATAAGAAATAG